GAAAAAAGAAACTACAACTCATCCACTTATTGAAGCGAAGATGAAAAAAGAAAAATGTTATATGTTGACAAAGTCACAACTTGATAAAGTCGTGCGGGATAAAATCTCAGCAGAAATGAAGAGAATGGAACAGGAAGCATTTGATAACGCCGTGAATACTACTATGGTTTTGTTGCTAGGTCTGCCAATGGAAGTACTCATGGATCACTATTGGACTAAAGGTTATGCTCAAAGAATGCCGGAATTTACGGAGCATGTTCTTGAATATTATAAACAATGGCAGGACGGAAATCTGGACTTAGAAACTGTAAAAGAAGACTTATGGAGATATGCAGGCGTTAAACTCGAAGTGGAGGACAATAAGTGAGTGTAGTTGATGCAAGAAAGAATGGGTCGGGTTATCCGGATCCAACAGCGTATAAAGCTATTACAAAGGTGGATCAAGAAAGCATGGAAGAAAGTGATCGATTTCATGATTTGCTTGATACCATCTTTTATATTACAGAATTAGCAGGATTTGAGATAGAAGGAAGAATTGTCTTAAAAGACTGCAAGACTGGAAAAGTTTGGAGGTGATTCCATTGATTTATATTCTTGAAGTAGATTAGTAACTTGTTTATACGAAGGGAGAAAAGCATGAACAATATTATTAATAGTATCGTAGAGAAAATTAGTAAAAATTATCCAGATTTAATTATTGATGTTACACAGGAGACAAAAAATAATGGCATAATATTAAATGCGATTATTATAAGAGAAAAAGCTTATGGTATTGCACCGATAATTTATATTGATGACTTTATTAACTGGGGTTGGTCAATCGATCATATTGCAGATGTTGTTTATGAACTTTACTTCAAGAATAAAAAAGATGATCATTCAGAACAATTGATAAAAATAATCAGCAATTATGAAATTGTGAAAGAGTGGCTTTCTTTGCAACTTGTAAATTATGAAAAAAATATAAAATTATTTGAAACTTTGCCATACAAATCTTTCTTAGATTTAGGTGTTTATGTTGTGATCAAACTGCCAATCGATGAGCCAGGAGAAGCAACAATAAAAATTACGAATGAAATTTTAATGCTGTGGGAAAAATCGTTTGATGAAGCTTATGAAATGGCTATGAAAAACTTACATAACGAGACACCGGTTTGCACTAGCCTGCATAAATTTATGGAAGAGAGAGGCGTAACAGTTTCCTATAATATAGCAGACGATTTCTATATAATCACAAATTCGAGTGGTGTGTACGGAGCTTCTGTAATGCTGAATTATGATTTTATCAATGAGCTCGCAGAGAAAATAGGTAGTGATTTGATTGTTTTTCCGTCTTCGGTTGACGAGATTTTGGCTCTTTCTATGAACGATATGGACGATTTATCTGGGCTTTCTGATATCGTGAAAAGTGTAAATGCGGCTGAAATTGATGAGCAAAAAATCTTATCAGACCATATTTATTTGTTTAGAAGAGGACAAAATTGGGAATTTTAAGCCCACTTTTTGTGGTCACGTGCCCACTTTTAAAATGGGTTTGAAGAAAAAATGAAAAAAATCTATTAAAAAATTGGGCAGATTTTATGATTTTGCCCACTTTTTTTGGGCTTCTGCCCATTTTTGAAAATGAAAGTGGGCACGGAAAAACCCAGTATTTATGCAGGTTTGCGGGATTTCTGCCCACTTTGCCCACTTTTTTTCTTATTTAATTGTGATAAAAAGTTTTAATATTTATATAAAGTAGGAAAAAAAAGTGGGCTTTTTGACCACAAGTAAAAATGACTGCTTGAATTTATATTCCAAGCGTACTACACTGTTGGTAGAAAATCTAAGGAGGTATTACACCATATGGAGTTTAAAGAATGTACAGACGAGTACCAGGAAATCTATGAGCGATTTGATGGTTCTGGTTTTGAGTTCGTTTACAATCCTAAGAATCGGTATTTGGGAGCGTCAAGATCGATTTATAAAGATTCAGTAAAATTGATAGATCCTATATGCCGTAATAATGATGATATTCCTTTATTCGTAAAATGCAAAGATTGTAATGAATATATGGAATTTCAAGAAGGTCCTAAAGATGAGCTAGATGGATGGTGGGTTTGTCCACAGTGTGATTCACGACTCAAAGAGATTACAGTATATAATCGTCTTGAAAGAGAAAATGCAAAGTTTATTGCTGATTTAGAAACAGAATAAAAAATGTAAAGCCTGTGTACATTGATACATGGGCTTTTTATATATTTTTGGTTTGCGCGAAAAATACATGGACTGTTATGAAGAGAGAGTGGAATAAAACGGCGAAAAATACCGTTTTGACTTTCTCTTTTTATTTTTGTCTAAAAATGATAGGAGGTAATAAACCGATGCTTGAAAATAGATTCAAACAAAATTTGGTCAAAGAACTTGAAATTTTGTTTCCTGGTTGTATTGTCATTCATCTTGATCCTACCGAATATCAGGGTATCCCAGATTTATTAATTCTTTATGAAAATAAATGGGCGGCACTGGAAGGCAAAAAAAGTAGAAACGAACACAGACAGCCAAACCAGAAATACTATGTTGATTTAATGAATCAGATGTCTTTTTCACGATTCATTTATCCAGAGAATAAGGAGGAAGTATTGTATGAACTTCAACAAGCATTCAAATCTTGAAGGACAACATGCATTTCTGAGTGCTAGTAAATTTCATTGGCTAAATTACACAGATGAAAAATTAGTCAATACGTATTTAAATTTTAAAGCTTCTGAGAAAGGAACTTTATTGCATGCATTTGCAGCACAATGTATTTCGCTTGGTCAGAAATTACCAAGTTCGACCAAACATCCAAAAACATTGAACATGTATGTAAATGATGCAATCGGATACAAAATGATTCCGGAACAAGTTCTCTATTATTCAGATAATGCCTTCGGAACTGCTGACGCTATTGTGTTTAGAGATAATTTTTTGAGGATACATGACTTAAAAACAGGCATTACTCCTGTACATATTGAACAGCTTGAGGTTTATGCTGCGTTGTTTTGCTTAGAGTATGATATAAAACCTGGCGAAATTGAAATGGAGCTTCGGATTTATCAAAATGATGAAGTTTTGTTTGCAAATCCGACAGCAGAAGATATTGTACCCATTATGGATAAAATCATAAGATTTGACAGGATTATTCAAGAAGTGAAAGAACAGGAGAGAAGATTATGATGCCATTAGAGAAACTTTGTAACATATTTGATGAAGCAAATTCACTCATGCATTATGGAATGCCTAGACGATCAGGACGTTATCCTTGGGGATCTGGAGATAATCCGTATCAACGGACTGGTGATTTTATGTCTCGTGTTTTGGAATTGCGAAATCAAGGCTTGAGCGAAAAAGAAATTGCAAAAGCGGTTGGGCTTGAAAATACCACGCAATTGCGAGTTCAGTATCGATATGCAAAAAATGAGCAGCGTGCATTATTGGTTGCGCGTGCAAAATCTTTAAAAGAAGATGGTCTTACTTTGGATGAAATTGCAAAAGAAATGGGATTCACAAATGATTCTTCTGTAAGATCATTATTGAATACTGGTTCAGAAGAACGAATGAATCAAGCTAAAACAACTGCTGAATTTTTAAAGAAACAGGTAGCTGAAAAAGGAATGATTGATGTCGGAACCGGAACAGAAAGAGACATTGGGGTTTCCTCTACAAAATTAGAGGAAGCTTTATACATGCTTCAGACAGAAGGCTATGAAGTTTATAGCGGACGAATTCCACAAGTTACAAATCCTGGAAAGCAGACTACACAAAAAGTATTATGCCCTCCTGGAACGGAACACAAGGAAATTTATAACTTCGAAAATGTGCATTCTATTGAAGACTATCGTTCTCATGATGATGGGCAAACTTTTAAAAAAACTTTCGTATATCCAGAAAGTATGTCTTCTAAGCGATTATCAATCAGATATGCTGAAGACGGCGGTATCGAAAAGGACGGAGTCATTGAATTAAGAAGAAATGTTCAAGATTTAGATTTAGGTGGATCACATCATTCCCAGGTTCGAATTTTAGTTGATGGTACACATTATTTAAAAGGCATGGCAGTATATTCTGATGATATGCCAGATGGAGTCGATGTTGTATTTAACACCAATAAGAAAAGCGGCACACCTTTGACGAAAGTTTTGAAACCAATTACTAATGATCCCGATAATCCATTTGGTTCATTGATTAAAGAAAAAGGCGGACAAAGCTATTTCATTGATAAGAATGGAAAAGAACGACTTTCTTTAATCAACAAACGAGCAGATGAGGGTGATTGGGGAGAATGGGACGACAAACTTCCAGCTCAGTTCTTAGCGAAGCAGGATGTATCATTGATCAAGAAACAGCTCGGTTTATCTATAGCAGACAAGAAAGCCGAATTTGATGAGATTTGTTCTATTACTAATCCAACTGTAAAAAGAAATCTTTTGAATTCTTTTGCCGATGATTGTGATGCTACAGCAGTGCATCTACAAGCAGCCGCTTTACCGAGACAAAGATGGCATGTTATTTTACCGGTTACTTCGTTAAAGGAAACGGAGGTTTATGCGCCTAACTACAAGAATGGTGAAAAAGTTGCATTAATTCGTTATCCGCATGGAGGAACTTTCGAGATTCCGATTTTAACGGTTAATAACAAGCAGACAGATGCAAAGAAGTCTTTAGGAAATGTTACAGATGCAATCGGCATTAATAGCAAAGTTGCAGAAAGATTATCCGGAGCAGATTTCGATGGCGATACTGTCATGGTCATACCTACTCACGATAGAGGTGGTAAAGTTAAGATTTCATCTCGACCACCGTTAAAAGGTTTGGAAGGATTTGATCCTAAATTGGAATATCCTTACAAAGAAGGAATTAAAACCATGACTAAAGGTCATATTGGTAAAGCCATGGGAGAAGTTTCAAATCTTATTACCGATATGACACTAAAAGGTGCAACAGACGATGAGTTAGCAAGAGCTGTTAGACATAGTATGGTTGTTATTGATGCTTATAAACACAAGCTAGATTATAAGCAAAGTGAAAAAGATAACAATATTGAAGGTTTAAAGAAGAAATACCAGGCGCACACAGATGATGATAAATATGGCGGAGCTTCAACTTTAATTTCAAGAGCAAAATCACAGACAAGTGTCCCAGAAAGAAAAGGACAGCCACATATAGATCCTGAAACCGGTGAACTTATTTATAAAGGATCTGGAAGAACAAAGACCGTTACCAATAAAGATGGTACAACTCATGAGGAACCCCGTACAATCAAGTCCACCAAGATGGCAGAAACTAAAGATGCTAGGACTCTTATATCAGATGCGGATACCCCAGAAGAAAGAGCATACGCTGACTATGCTAATACTATGAAAGCATTAGCCAATGGGGCTAGGAAAGAAATGTTAGCCACCGGTAAAATAGAGTATTCCGCTTCAGCAAAAGCAACTTATCAGACAGAAGTCGATCATCTTAATGCACAATTAAATATTGCTAAAAAAAATGCACCTAGGGAGCGTGAAGCCCAGAGGATAGCCAATAGTGTAGTGGAGTCTAAGCGCCAGGAGAACCCGGATCTTGATACAAAAGAGCTTAAGAAAATGAAACAGCAAGCCCTCACCTCTGCTAGACAGACCGTGGGCGCAGAGCGTAAGCCGATATCAATAAGTGAACGAGAGTGGGAAGCTATTCAGGCAGGAGCTATAACAGACTCTAAGCTGTCAGACATACTAAACTTTGCAGACCCTAAGACTGTACGTCAATATGCTACCCCTCGGACCACTACAACATTGAGTGAAGCAAAGATAAACAAAATTAAAGCTATGAACAGTTCAAACTATACAATACAGGAAATTGCTGACAGTTTGGGTGTGTCCACAGCAACAGTATCAAAGTATTTGAAGTGAAAGGAATGAATTAGTTATGAACGGTCGTGTTTGCATGCTTACAACAATCGATAATCCTTACGATCCATTCGAACAATTCGATTCTTGGATCTTGTTTGATATGGAAAAAGGTTACAATACTTGCGCATATTTGGATAGAATTGCAAAAACTTCAAGTCAATTAACTGATGAAGAAAACAGTAAAGAAATAGAAAGAGCGATTGATGAAATTATTAAGTATGATTTATTTAATCGTTACAAGAAAGTTTATTCAGAAAGTGATTAAGTCAAGGTAATCAAGTACATTTATGCATTAAATCGTTGTTTCCAACAAAAATAATATTTATTCAATATGTTTGTAAGCTAAAAAAGTATTAAAGATTATTTATTTAAAAGCCATTACCTCTTAAATAAATATAAATGATGAAGGGGGGTGTCAAAATATCATACCCCCCTCCCACATCGCCACGGTCTTAAAAAAATCCCCGGAGGGATATTTTGAAAATGCATTTATATTTTTGAATAGCATCTTCAAGGATTTATGAATAGGTTTTTTGCAGTAGTGACAGTTTTAATCTGATTTCAATTTTTCATGCTTTTCTCCTTTTCGGTAAAGTGTTAATAAATTTCATAAATCCTTGAAGATGTTATCCAAAAGCAAATAAATGCATTATTAAAATATTACTATTCTAAAAAAAACCATGCGAATGGAGGTAGATACATGAAAAAAGTAAGTACAAAAAGTAGCGTTACAACACCTCCTAGAAAACAAAAGCCAGCTTTAGACCCAGACGAAAGAGAAAATCAGATGATAGCATATGCTGTTAATCTTGCAGAACAACAACTTCGTGATGGAACTGCCTCCTCGCAGGTTATTACACATTATTTAAAGCTGGGGTCTTCAAAATCAAGAACTGAAAAAGAAATTTTAGAGTTGCAAAAAGAATTAATAGCCGCTAAAACCGCATCGTTGCAATCCTCAGCACATATCGAAGAAATGTACAAGGAAGCGATGGAAGCATTCAAAATTTATGGAGGTCATGGTGGTGCCGAATAGAAATCAATATAAATCATATTTAGAATTAATCTCTTTTTCAACATTTAAGGAGCGTTTTGAATATTTGAAGATTGGAGGCACAGTCGGTAAAGAGACATTTGGACGATACAGGTATCTAAATCAGATACTGTATAAAATACCAAGATGGCTTAACTTCAGAGAAACTGTAATTATGCGAGACGAGGGATGCGATCTTGGGGTTAAAGGATACGAAATTATAGATGATAAAATTTTAGTTCATCATATAAATCCTGTAACTATCGAAGATGTCTTGAATTTGAGTCCAAT